TCTAGATGCAGCCACTACACCTCAAGAGAAGCAGGCAGCGCAGGCAGCTATTGATAATAAACAGACCGCCCAAGCTCGATCTGACGATATTGACGCTCTACAAAAAGAATTAAAGTAACGGCATACCGCTTTTCTTAGTAGCGTCAATATTTTCTTTGATTAGAGAACTCATAATATTCCTATCTTCATAGGAATATACATGGAATAAGTCTTGACTGGTCACTCCGCCACGCATGTACCAACTTATTTTAAATATTTCTTCTTTAACCTCTGCCGCTTGCCGATCAAATGTCTTTAAAAAGTCCTCAAGGTCAGAGTGCTCGACATAGCCTAGGCGGTTACGAAAAAATTTGATTGGTCCAAATTAACAGTTACTGAATCTTCAGTTTCACATGTAGCGCACTTAATATGAGACTTGGGCATAGTCCATTTTTCTTTGTTTTCTTCTAATTTTTTCTTAATAGCTGCATATAGGGCACGATCGCTATTCTTAACCCACTCAACAATAAATTCTTTTTCGTTAACAATGCCGTCTGGTACTTGAACACTGTCAATACTGTTAATAAACAATTGAGTTTGTACGTCTGCTAAATTTTTGTAAACTAGATCAACTTGTACCTGTTGATCTTGCTCATCTGACATAGTGCCAACTTGTGCTAACATCTTTTGTAATTTAAAATTTTCTATATTAATTTCAGTAAGTTCTTTGTAACTTAATGGGCGTAGGGTAACTGTTAGCTCTCCTACTTGAATTTTATTATCAAAAGTTAATCCGCTATAGTATTCTAAGAATGTACGCAGATCAATATCGAATTCATTTTCAGTTCCGCAGTTAGTGCAGGTGTGTCTAATTCCAAGTAGTTCACCAAATGTAGCAATTCTGATAGCAGTTACAATGCTGTCTACATCTAGTGTAGGCATCTTACTAGCATCTTTAATAAAAGGGCAGCAACTCTCAATAACTTTAACTGTTGCTTCGCCGGTAAACAAGGCATCTGGAGTCTTGTACATAATTTCGTCCATGCCGTTCATACCAAAAATTGGTACGTTGTTATAGTCACCGTGAAACGCACCTTCTTCGTAGAATAGTCCTTTGCTGGGCAAAGAGATGTAGATTTTAGGCTGGCGATAGTACTTCTGTAGAGGGTTTGTTGGGTTCATTTTTACTCCCGATAAATATAATGTATCCTTATTTATATACGCAGTTTTCCAGGAAAAATAATATGTCAATAACCAAAGATGAAATGGTAGCAGCACTTAAAGAAGCAAGTAAACTTGGCTATCTTGGAGGCATGTCTGGTGGAGGTGGAGGTGGTACTTCCGGGGGTGGAACAGGAGGCGGCAGTGATATCGGATCAGGTCGATTTGGTAAAGAACTGGGTGCTGCTGGAGATGCCGCTAAAGGATTAGGCACTGCGGCTGCAACAGTTGCGTCAAAACTTGCAGAAGGCGGAGCTCGAGTTAGTGATGCTACTGATGCATTGGCAGCAGGGTTTGGTGGCCTTGGTGCTACCGGATCAGCTTTTGGCACAGTTCTTGAAAAAGGTTCTAAAGCACTTGCATCCTTAGGACAAAACCTAGATAAAAATATTGACACTTGGAGAAAGTTATCTGACACTGGTCTATCGTTTAACAACGATGTCATAGAGATGAAAAATCAAGCAAGTGCTGCTAGGATGAGCATTGCTGAAATGAGTGAAGTAATGCAGAAGAATAATTCTTCAATGCTGGGATTCGGAGCAACTAGTGCTGAAGGTGCTAAAAAGTTTACTAAAATGGCTGATTCGTTTTTTACTAGTGGTCTAGGCGAACAACTTCGAGGCATGGGCTACACTACCAAAGAGCTTAACGATGTGTTAGCTGTTAGTATATCGGGATCAAAACTTAAAGATCTAAAAGACAAAGACGGTCAAGATAGATCTCTTAAAGCAGCAGCGAGCCTAGCTACTGAAATGGATGCTGTTGCTAAGATAACAGGACAGAGTAAACAAGAACAACTTGACGAATTACGTCGCAAGGCTACTGACGGCCAACGTATGGCCGCTATTGATGAAGCTATTGCTAAAGGTGGTGTAGGTGCAAAAGAAGCGTTTGATGCAATCAGTGCTAACGGTAAACTGATGGGACCACAGTTTCAGAAACTTGCAGAAGACATGGCTTCAATGGGCCGCCCGTCAGAAGGTATGGAAGCAGCATACGGTCTATTAAGTGCTGATGCTAAAAAATTGATGAGTGAAGCAGGTGAAGCTGCTCGCAGTGGTGACAGAGAACGTGCGGCAATGCTGACAAAACAAGCCGCAGCTGAGCAAGCTGCTTTTCAAAATACTAGTCAGTACAGAACAATGGCTGCACAAGCAGGCATTAAAGAAACTCAAGAAAGTTATGCACAGGGTGCTAAGTTTAGAAATGCTCTTGCAGATGCAGGCGGCAATATAAACAATGTTGAAGAGTCAATGAAAAAACTTGACGATCAAGTCAAAAAAGAACAACAGGCCGGCAGCAAAGACGATCCAAATGCAACAGGCGGCCAAGCAATTACTAAATTTGCAGTTGATGTTGAAAGTCGAGGAAGAGATTTAACCAAAACAATAAACGATAAACTCATACAGCCATTAGCACAAAAAGATGTTGGCCCAGCAATAGCTAAACTTTATAAGGCTTTGAATTTAGATTCACCAACAGTAGTTGATGAAGAACTTGGAAAACCTATTGGAGCAGGTTACGATAAAGCTAGACTTAGTAGAATAGCTTCAGAAGAAGCAGGTGATAAATCAGGGCCTAACACAGGTGTTGGCAAAACTGATGCAGCCTCTAAAGATGTAAAAGATTTTAATGCATTACTTAACGGCAACCAAAAACAATCTGATGCTGCTCTTAAAGTTTTAGAAAAGATTGCTAATGAGAAATCTATGTCTAAAGAAGATGTAGTTAAAGGTGCAATGGCAAACAAAGGTGCAGGCATGGCCGACCTTGTTAGTCAGATTAAGAAAGAGTTGCCTGCTACTGAACAGCCTGGATATAAAGATGCAAAGAAAGCAGAGTTAGAAAAATCAACAGGAAAATTAGTCAATCCTGGTAGTGAAAAACCTGTGTTAGAAGGAGTTGGCGCAGGGATTGATGCACTAGGCGGATTGTTTAGGTCTGCTAGTCCAGGTTTTGTTTCTGTTGTTGGCGGTGTTGAAGTTACTGGAGTTAAAGCTAAAGCAGTTGGTGGCATAATTGAAAAACCTGAACTTATTCTTGCAGGTGAAGCTGGCCCCGAAGCAATTTTTAATAAAACACAACTTGAAAGTTACACTGCTAAGATTATGGGAGCAGCAGCTGGTGCAATGCCCAAGATGGATGCTCCTAAGTTAGATTTGTCTAGCATGTCTAAATCAATTAGCACTAGTATTAGTTCTGTTAGTGGAGGCGGTGAAACTACTACTAAACGAGTACAAAATGACAGTAGTAAAGATGCTGAAAAAGAATTAGCCTCTATTAAAGAACAGATGCAAGCTGAACGAAATGCTCTTAGAGAAAAGTTAAAAGCTCAAATAGGTGACGGAAGTAAACTAGGTGGCGGGTCAGTCGCCAAAGAAATGCGAACTGGAGACGAAGGTAAAGGAATAGCTGAAAAGTATAAAGCTATGATGGAGCCGTTACAGAAACAAATTGATGCTGGAATCAGTTTTGAAACTACTAAGAAAGCAGCAGCCATTGAAGAAACTACTAAAATGGTTAGTGAGCAATTGGCAATTACTAAAACTAGTAATAGTACACTGGCCGATATGTACAAAGATGATAGTAAATCTAAACTAGATATTGCTAAGAAAACTAACGCTGATGCATTTAAAGAAGCTGATTTAGCTAAAGGAGTAATTGGCACTTCAGTAAAAGGTATGAGTGAAGACATGATCAGCTCTATGATACCAAAAGGTGCAAAGATTGAAGATTATTATGTCGATATGAACGACAAGATACAAAGTTATTCAGCTGATACTGTGGCAAAAATGGAAAAAACTGCTAAAGATTCTGCTAATGTAGTTGAGTCATATTCAACTACAATATCTTCATCTAGTAAAAAAATGGCAACAGATATAGCAAGTTCATTACCCGGCACAACATCTAAGACTATGGCTGCACCATCAGCAATGCAATCAGTTACGTCAATGGGGAAAATGACACTAAACGATGATCAACGTAAAATCTTTGATGAAATGATGTCGTTAAATGACAAACAAGCTAACGAAAAATTAGAATCTCTTAAAGCAGAAGAAGCAGCAGCAAACGCAGCTAATAAAGCTGCATATACAGCAAGAGATGCGTTAGAAGAAAGATATGAAGCAGAAGGCAAGAGCTTAAAAGATCTATCATCGGAAGATAAAAAACGATACGACGAACTTACTGCTCAGATGAATCAAACAGTTAACGGCGCTGACAAGGCTCGAGAATCAATTGCCGCTGCTGAACGTGCTGAATCAACTAGACAAAATTTACAAAAAATGGGTTATGATGTTTTGACTCAGCAAGAAGAAGCCAAAGTAAAAATTGTTGAAACCAACGCTGAACAAATTAAATCTTACATAGCTGAATCACTTCCAGTTAAAGATATGGCTGCTAAACAAGAAGAATTCCAATCTCAGTTTACAGAAAGTCAACAAAAGATCCTTGACGACTACAAAGGTTATAGCGAAGGTAATCGTGTTGCCCACGCCGAAGCTATGGAATCTGGTATTAAAGAAGATACTGAAACTGCAAAAATAATTGCTGATCGAATTTCTAAAATGAAAGCTGACATTGGAGATAGACAAGCTACAGAAGAAGAAACGGCAGAACTTGCAAATCAAGAAGCAAACAAAAAACTGTTTGAACGTCGAGTTGGCGAAAAAACAGAAATGCTTGATATTATGCAGAATTTAGAAGGCTACAGTGCTAAACGTGAATTAGAACTCAAACAGAAAACAGCTAAAGATGTTACTGCTGAAGATAAGAAAACTGATGCAATTACTGCAGCCGCTAAAGCCGCCTGGGACTCAGCTGTTCCGGAAAAATTAAACACTTCGGTTGTATCAGAAGCACCAAAACGCAAAGTAATGAGCACAGCAGACATGATGGCAGGTGGAATGGACATTGGCCCTAACGGTATGCCAATTATGAAAAAGATTGATACTGCTAAAAATAGTATACCAGCTAAGCCTGCAGATGCAGATGCCGCCAGAGAAGACGCAAAATTCAAAAGACAAGCTGAAGAGAAAAAAGCAGAAGCTGCTAAAACGGCTGAAAAAAAGCCCGATGCTAAAGCAGCAACTAAAGAATCTACTCTCTCTGACGTGGTATCGGCGCTGAATACGTTAAATAAACAGATGGGCCAACTAATAGCAGTCAGTGAAGAAGGCCATAAATCTACAACCAAAGCTACTAAAAGCACTGCTGGTAACATATACGCGAGATAACAAACATGTCATGGAAAAAGTATTTTACACCTGCGTCAGTTAACACTGATTCCGGAAACTATAGCCCAATAGGAAACAGTTCATCTCGTCCGGGCCCAGCCCAAGCAAACTACTCTAGTTTCTTACCAGACGTCTACACAGGTGCTCCTAATCGTATTGATCGCTATTTGCAGTACGATACAATGGACATGGACAACGAAGTCAATGCAGCCCTAGACATTCTAGCAGAATTCTGCAGTCAAAAGAACAAAGAAAACAACACACCATTTAGTTTATTCTATAGAAATAAAGCTACAAATAGTGAAATTGCTATCCTTCGAGAGTACCTACAGCAGTGGTGTAAGCTACAAAAATTTGAAACTAGAATCTTCCGTATCGTGCGTAACGTGTTCAAATACGGCGATGCGTTCTTTGTTCGCGATCCTGAAAATAAGAAATGGATGTACATTGACACTGGCAAGATTACCAAGATCATTGTGAATGAAAGTGACGGTAAAGCACCAGAACAGTATGTTATCCGTGACCTAAATCCTAACTTCCAGCACTTAGTTGTTACACAGATCAATCCTAATTCTCAAAATACCAACAACCGCGGAACATCATTTGTTGCTGGCGGAGCAGCCGCTCGCGGCCAGCCTGGCGCATATCCAAGTAGTCAAAGTTCACGATTTAGTAGCGGACAGGACGAAGTTGCTGTTGATGCAAAGCATGTTATACATTTAAGTTTATCAGAAGGTCTTGACAACAATTATCCATTTGGTAATAGCTTGTTAGAAAGCATTTTTAAAGTTTACAAACAGAAAGAACTGCTTGAAGATGCTATCATTATCTATCGTATACAACGTGCTCCAGAACGTAGAATCTTTTATATTGACGTGGGAAATATGCCAAGTCATTTGGCTATGAGCTTTGTTGAGCGTGTAAAGAACGAAATACATCAAAGACGTATTCCAAGTTCAACAGGTGGAGGCAACAACGTTGTTGATAGTGCCTACAATCCGTTAAGTATCAACGAAGACTACTTCTTTCCGCAGACAGCAGAAGGTCGTGGAAGTAAAGTAGAAACACTTCCGGGCGGTACTAACTTAGGTGAAATTGATGACTTAAAGTACTTTACTAACAAGTTATTCCGTGGCCTACGTATTCCGTCAAGCTACTTGCCAACAGGCGCAGATGACAGCCAATCACAATATAACGACGGACGAGTTGGTACTGCATACATTCAAGAACTGCGTTTTAACAACTATTGCCAGCGTTTACAAAGTCTAATGCAGGATGTTTTTGACCAAGAATTTAAATTATATTTGAATGAACGTGGTGTAAACATTGACTCAAGTTTGTTTGAAGTACAGTTTCAAGCACCACAGAACTTTGCTACCTATCGTCAAGCAGAGCTAGATGGACAACGTGTACCACAGTTCCAAACTATGAGTCAGATCCCATTCATGAGCAAGCGTTTTGCTATGAAACGCTTCTTAGGTATGAGCGATGAAGAGATGGCGGAAAATGAGCGCATGTGGGCTGAAGAGAATGGAAAAGGCAGTGCTATTCCTACTGACAGCTCAGGCGAACTACGTGGCGCAGGCATTAGTTCAGCAGGTATTGAAAGTGACTTAGGTGACTTATCTGATGACACTGCTCCCCCAGAAGTTGGCGGAGCAGACATTACAGGTGGCATGCCTGCGGCTCCTGGTGCGGCACCGGCAGCAATGCCACCGGTAGCATAAATACTACTATGATACTTAGAGAATTATTTTATGCTGATAAAGATATGCAGGCCATTTCAAATGACCTGCAATATTCAGCCAGCCAAGACGATAGTCCTTTGAAAAGAAAAGATACTCGTAAGACAAGATTAACCTTACGACAGATCAACGAACTAAGAAAAGCTTCTGAAAGCCATATATTAGAACAAGAAAAAGATTTAGAACTTGTACAGCAAATGTACATGACGCCGGCTGCACCGCCCGCGTAATAAATAACTCGATGACGATTTTTTCTAAAATCGTCTAAAATTCCACCATTATAACGTTTATATTACAATTAAGTGTAAATATATCGACAGCCTTTACAATCTAATTAGGAGACAAACATGACTGATCGTTCAAAGTTCGAACAGATGCTAGAGCATCTTGTTAATGAAGAAAGTGATAAAGCCAAAGAGCTTTTCCATCAACTAGTAGTTGAAAAATCTCGTGAAATCTACGAAAACATTTTAGCAGACGACTTCACAACTGAAGCCGACGGCGATGACGAGGAAGAAGACGACCTTGAAGAAGCAACTAAAGACGAAGATGATGAAGATATGGAAGAAAGTTTTGGCTTTGCTGAAGGTGACGATGAAGAAGACACAGGTGACATTGGCGGCGACGCCGGTGACGACTTTGTAAGCGACATCGATGCTGGTGACGAAGGTGACGAAGAAGGCATGGGCGGCGAAGGCGATATTGAAGATCGCGTAGTTGACCTAGAAGATGCACTTGACGACCTACGTGCCGAATTTGAAGCATTAATGGGCGACGAAGAAGGCGGCGACATGGGCGGAATGGACGACATGGGCGGCGATGATATGGGTGCTGGCGACATGGGCGGAATGGACGACATGGGCGGCGAAGAAGAATTAGAAGACAGCTTCATGCGTGAGTACGTAGAGAAAGTTGGCAACCCAAAGCATGGCGACAACGGTGCAAACACCAAGTCAGTTATGGCAAAAGCAAACAATATGGGCGGTACAACTGCTAATATCGTAAAAGGTGGTGAGAGCACAACAGGCGGCACAAAAGGCGGCTTGTTAAATCCATCAACTAAAGAAGAAAACTTTGGTAACGTTAATGTCCCAGGCGGTAACGCAGGTAAGACAGCGTTTAAGAAGAAAGAAGCTGGACACGGCGCTGAGAAAAAAGCAACTGGCGACAATGGCGACAGAAGTGCTGATAGCCCGTTAAATGGCGCTCCTAGAAGAGCAAAGTAAGTAGATAAAGATGAACTATCTTCGAGAAAACCTGAGTTTCGACCAAGCGAGAGTAGTCGTTGAATCCGATGGCGAGAATGGAAAGAACCTTTACATGAAGGGAATTTTCATTCAAGGCGACAAGAGGAATCAGAATCAGCGTGTTTATCCTGGAAGAGAGATTGCCAGGGCTGTCAAAACCCTGAACGATCAAATTGCAGGTGGGTACTCAGTACTTGGCGAAGTAGATCATCCAGATGACTTAAGAATCAACCTTGACCGTGTGAGCCATATGATCACAGAAATGTGGATGGATGGCGCAGACGGTTACGGAAAATTAAAAATCTTAGCAACACCTATGGGACAACTAGTGAAAACTATGTTAGAAAGTGGCGTGAAGTTAGGAGTATCAAGCCGCGGATCCGGAAATGTCAGCGATGGCAGTTCCGGTGAAGTATCAGATTTTGAGATTATCACAGTTGATGTGGTAGCTCAACCTAGTGCCCCTGGCGCATACCCTACACCAATTTATGAACACCTGATGAATAGTCGCGGTGGTTATAACAGCTTACGCATAGCGCAAGAGGTTAAAGGTGACCCTAAAGCACAAAAATATCTCAAAGAGAGCTTATTAGGTATAATAAGCAAACTCCAATAAAGAGGAGAATCACATGTTGGACGCACTAAAGAATTTGTTTGAAAACAACGTGGTTTCGGAAGAGATCAAAGAATCTATTGAGGCTGCTTGGGAAGCTCGCATTGTCGAGAACCGCACACAAGTAACTCAACAGCTACGTGAAGAATTTGCTCAACGCTATGAACATGACCGTCAGGTTATGGTCGAAGCAATTGACCGCATGTTAGGCGATCAGTTGAAAGAGGAAATTCAGCAGTTTGTAGAAGATCGTAATCAATTAGCAGAAGCTAAGGCAAAGTATGCAGTAAAAATGCACAACGATGCTAACCTAATGAAAGAGTTTGTTACTCGTCAATTAGCTAGTGAAGTTAAAGAATTACACGAAGATCAAGTACAAATGGCTTCTAAGTTTCACACACTTGAGAAGTTTGTCGTAGAAGCTTTGGCTCAAGAAATCGCAGAGTTCCATACAGACAAGCAAGACATTGCAGAAATGAAGGTACGTTTGGTACGCGAAGGCCGTCAGGCACTAGCTTCCATGAAGGAACAATTCATTAAACGTGCAGCTACGTTGGTCGAGAATACAGTTGAAAAGACTCTTACCAAAGAGATTGGTCAATTGAAAGAAGACATCGAAGCAGCTCGTCGTAACGATTTTGGTCGTAAATTATTCGAAGCTTATGCAAGCGAATATCAAAACAGTTACTTAAACGAAAAATCAGAAACAGCTAAATTGCTCAAAGTCATAGACAAGAAAGATCTACAAGTTGCAGAGGCTCATCACGCTGTAGCACAAGCAACTCAGATCCTAGAAAGCAAGGAAGCACAAGTTAAAGCTCTAATGGAGAGCAAAGACCGTCAAGAAATTATGAATGAATTAGTAGCACCTTTGGGCAACACCCAGAAAGCTATTATGACAGAATTACTTGAGAGTGTACAAACTGGCAAACTACGCAGTAGTTTTGACAAGTACCTTCCAGCAGTTATTGCTGGCGAAGCTCCACAGAAGAAGAAGGCACTAGTAGAGGCAAAAGAAGTCACAGGCAACAAAGAAACCCACAGCGTCGGTAGCAGCGAGCACGAAAGTAATATTTTCAATATGCGTCGTCTAGCTGGAATTAAACATTAATTAGGAGAAAATAAATGTCAGAACTACTAACAGGCCGTTGGGCAGAAACAAAAGAAGCACTTCTTGAAGGCCTTCAAGGCACTAAGAGATCTGTAATGGCATCTACACTAGAGAACACACGTAAGTATCTAGCTGAGAGTGCAAGTACAGGTGCTACTTCTGCCGGAAACGTCGCAACATTAAATCGTGTGATCCTTCCAGTGATCAGACGTGTCATGCCAACAGTTATTGCTAACGAGTTGGTCGGTGTACAACCAATGACTGGACCAGTTGGTCAAATCCATACGCTACGTGTTCGCTACAGCGACACAGTTAGCGGCACATTTGGCGCTAACGCTGGTGAAGAAGCACTAAGCCCATTCAAGATTGCTGAAGGTTATTCCGCAAGCAATGGCTCTGCTGCTACTGCTGCATCAACTGCATCCCTAGAAGGTGCGGCTGGTAAGCGTATGAGCATCCAGATCTTGAAACAAACAGTTGAAGCTAAGACACGTAAGTTATCAGCTCGCTGGACATTCGAAGCTGCTCAAGATGCACAAGCCCAACAAGGTATTGACATCGAAGCAGAAATCATGGCTGCTCTTGCACAAGAGATCACAGCTGAGATTGACCAAGAAGTTCTTGGTTCTTTAGCAACTTTAGCTGGTTCACAGAACTTGCAGGCTTATAACCAAGCTGCTGTTTCTGGTACTGCTACATTCGTTGGTGACGAACATGCTGCTCTTGCAGTTATGATCAACCGCGTTGCTAACACTATCGCCCAGCGTACACGTCGTGGTGCTGGTAACTGGGCAGTTGTAAGCCCAACAGCATTGACAGTTCTTCAGTCTGCTACTACAAGCGCATTCGCTCGTACAACAGAAGGCACATTCGAAGCACCTACAAACACTAAGTTTGTTGGTACATTGAACAATGCTATGAAGATCTATGTAAACACTTATGCACAGAATGATGATGTATTAGTTGGTTACAAAGGTGCTAACGAAAGTGATGCAGCAGCATTCTATTGCCCATACATTCCATTGATGAGCAGTGGTGTTGTTCTAGATCCAGCAACATTCGAACCAGTCGTATCATTCATGACACGTTATGGTTATGTAGAGTTAAGCAACACTGCTTCTTCTCTAGGTAATGCAGCTGACTATCTAGGCAAAGTTACATTAACTGGCCTAGCATTTAGCTAATCAACTTACCGCAAGGTACGTTACTTACAAAGGACTCTTCGGAGTCCTTTCTCTTTATGTGATAAATACTTTGTATGATTTACACAGGGTAGATCTTATGCGGAAATCCAACCGCGTACAGCCTAGAACGCTGTTTTTCTTAAGGAGAAATTAAAATGGGACGTCCTTTAAATAAAAAATATTTTGGTAACCGCAACACAGGTTCCGCAAGCACCGCAGCTGATAATTCTATCGGTGGTGGAGCAGTTGCTAGTGTTACATTAAACGCATTAGGCGCATATACAACTCGCCCAACAATTACATTTGCAGTGCCAACACTACCAGGTGGTGTTCGTGCTACTGGTACTATTACTTCTGAAGTTGTTAGTGCCGCAGTCAGCGGTACACAAACTCGTGCTTATCCAACAGCCGCAGCCGCAATTGGTTTCAATACTGCCGGTTCGACCTTTACAGCAACCGTAACCAGCGCCGCTCTAACAACTGTAGTTCGCGCAAGTGCTACAACAATAGGTTTTGATGCTGCCAGCGCAAACCTTGCCATAAGTGGTAACAGTATTCACATTACAGGCGCAAGTATCACAGGTACATTATCAATTGGTGGTGTAGCAATTGCCGCTGGTCAAATTTATTATACAGGTGCTCCAAGTACCACTACATCAGCAACATTGTATGCCACATATGCTGACGCAGTTTCTGCAACTAACCCATTAACTATTGTTGCTGGTACAGGCGTTGGCGGTGCAACATTTACACACGGTGTTACATTTGGTGCAGTGACAGCATTAACTCCAGTTGCTCGTGGTTCATATGAAGCATTAGTTGCAAGCGGCGATGCTGTAGTTGCTACAGCTGGTGTAGGTTCTGGACTAACAATCACTCCAACATATCGTGCTAAAGCAGTTGTCATTACAGAAGCAGGTTCTGGATACACAGCAGCACCAACACCGACATTTACACAATCAGTAACAGCTACATCAGTTAACATGTTAGTTGACAGTGGTAACATTCGTACAACTGGAAATCAAGAAAATGCTATTTTGATGACAGCATTCTTAACTGGTGGATCAGCATTACCAGTTGACATTATTAAACAAGTATCTACTAACCGTTTTAGAGTAACTGATGGTACACTTACTGGTATTGTTAAATTAACAGATTCATTAGCCAATGCCGCAGGTGAAGGCAGCGTTCGGTTACTTGACACAGATGGCGGCACATATTTTGCTACTAAACTTACAGCACGTAAAGCTGTTATTACTCGTGGCACTGGCACACAAACAGCATTTGTTACAGGTACATCAGTTCCGTGGAACATGACTGCTGCAACTGCAACATCATTGTTAATCGATAACGCTTAATTAGGTCTGGGGACTTCGGTCCCCTACTAAGGATAATAGATGTCAAAGATATTAAAAATTACCGATGGTGATTATAAGATTAAAACCAGAAACTATGGCAGTATCACTTTAGATACTGGCATTGAAGTGGGTGAAGTAATTGTTACTGGTTCCTTGACAGTACGAGGGAATACAACAACAGTTAATTCTGAAACTTTAACTATTGTTGACCAACGTATTGAACTTAATGTTGGCGAATCTGGGCCGGGAGTAACAACTAAACCAACTGACACTAGTTTAGAGTCAGGAATTTTAATCCATCGTGGTGCTAATAATACTGCTGCTAGTAGAGATGTTCTAGTAGTGTTCAAAGAAGTAGAGCCAGGCTTCCCATCAACTGCCATTGCCGGGCGCGGCACAATACAATTCAAATATTCTAACGGCGATCCAGTTGCTATCAGCACTAACAGTATTAGTGTGCCAGGTAACGGAAATCTTGGATTGATTAATGCAGGTAATGGTTATGTTACAGTATCTGGTACTACTAATTATGAACTCAATGCGTTTAGTTATACTGCATGGAATCTCGCTGGCAGTCCACGTGCAGCATATGCTATTCCTAACGCATTGATAACAGTAGTTGACGATGACGTTATACCAAATGCAAAAGGTCTGGTGGACTTTGTTGATGCATCACTTTACTATTATAGAAGTCCTTTGCTATCAGAAGGCGATACTACAGTAAGAACATACGATGCCCAGGCACCTTTCTTAAATTCACCTAGTAGAATTGAGTTTACAGTTGACGGCAGTTTAAGAGGAAAATTTATTGCCACAGGATTAGATGTTGATAATGTTAATATTTTTACAAATACTATTAATAACGCAACTAACAATTTAATTTTATCTGCTACAACTACTAATACTGTAGAAGTCAATGCATTGTTACAGTTAAATAATCAAGCAAGTGATATAACCGTAGCAGTAACAACTGCAACTCAAATATATACAAAAGCTGCTGAAGGTCCTGGACGTACTGGAATTTATTTTACCAACGATACAGCCTATGGAGCAAACGCATATAACAACGATGAATTAGTAAGTAAGAACAGAGCAGTATTGCTAAGTATCTTACTATAAGGAAAGAACATGGCGATTAAAAATACAGCAATTCCAGCAACAACTGATACGGCAATTTATACTAGTAGCGGAAATAATGCTATTACAACTATCATTGTATGCAATACTAATACAACTCCTACTACTGGAGATAGAACATTAACATTGTATGCAGTAGAACACTCTGGTGCAGCCGTAGGAACTCCTAGTACTGGAAATATGATAGTTCAAACTTTAACAATTCCTGCAGGGGATACTATAAGTTTTGATCAAGAAAAAATGGTGTTAGCTGACTTTGATAGTGTTGTAGCTTATGCCAGCGGAACTGGAATAACAGCAACAGTAAGTACATTACCGGTATAAGACAATGAGATTTTTAAAAACGTTAACACTCAATCGTAGATCAGTTTATGATGACAGATTAGCTATCAATACTGATAGCGAAGTCATTATGAATACTACTGCGTCACTGTTAGTACCTTACGGAACTACTGGCGAACGTACTAGTGACGTTAACGGCATGGTCCGATACAATGCCACTACGAAAGAATTTGAAGGATATCAAGGCGGCGTAGCAGGAGCAACAGGTGGAGGTCAATGGCGTCCTTTTAGATTTAAAGAACCTAATGGTGTTGTTTTACAAGATGTTGGACCAGCTGATGGACCAACGGATACTCAAACTGTATTTGGTCCATTAACGCCTGATCCATTTTTATACGCTACCCACCAATCTGATATAGATACAAATTCAGTACTGTACCCTTCAGGTTGGGTTGCTGGCCAAATGGCTAAAAATATACTAGTAATTACTGAAACTATTGTGCAACTAGGTGGTGTAAACTTTAACATTGTACAAGATCCAACTACTACTGGAACAGGCGATGAAATTACAACCGGTGCATTTGTAGACGGCGTTGAGTATGTAATTACTAATGTAGGCGATACCGACTTCATTGCATTGGGTGCAAGTGCAAATACAGTTGGGGTCGTTTTCACTACTGCACCAGCAAGCGGTGGTGGCAACGGCACTACAGGTAAAGTAAGAAAGACAGGCACATACTTAGAGTTTTACACTGCGGTTCCTGCAGGCCGTTCTGTGCATATTATTCACAACCTAAACCAATAACAATCTACTATAAATAGTGTATTGGAGCTGAATATGGCGAATGCACTAGGTAGAATTTCTGGTCAATTATTAAAAAATAACCTAACCCGCAACGGCCAGGATCTTGTATTTGACGATCTTGGCACTACTGATCCCGTATTAAAACTCAATGTAACTAATCGTTATGTTAGCATTAACTCTGACACTACATTAAGAGATTTATTTGTTAACGAAAAGATACGTACTACTAATTTAATATCTGTAGATCGATTAAACGATCCGTTAGACGCATCCCCTCTCAAATTAAGCATTAGTGGAACTACCATTATTTCTAGAGATAATCTTAATTTTTCCGCAGCCACGCAAGTAAATGCAAACATTATTCATACTGATAACATACGTATTGATAACAGGGTAATATCAACTAGAACTCTTAATACAACTTTAGATTTTAGTCCAGCAGGATCATTAGACATTTATAATGTGTTAAATGTCACTGGTAACTTACGAGCATGGGATGCTGGACCTGGAACTGGAAATATTACCCTAGACGGTAATATTACGTTTGGCAGCACAGACCAATCTGGAACTAATGCAGATACCATTTCGTTTAATGCAGATATCAATACTGATATTAATCCTAATCTAGATGAAACATATCGGTTAGGATCTACTACACAACGTTGGGAAGGGTTATATACTGAACTAATTAATGGTGAACAGGTATCAACAATAGGACTATCTTCCAGCGGCGTTAATTTAGTATTGAGACCTGGAAAAAGTTGGTACGTTGCTACTAACGGGTCAGACACAAATGTTGGCAATCATCAGAGTGGCCCCTTTGCCACAATTAAACATGCGCTCGACGAATCATCTGCCGGCGACACTGTTTACATTTATCCAGGAACCTATACAGAACAATTTCCGCTAACGGTCCCAGTTGGGGTAGCTGTTAAAGGTACCGGCATTCGCTCAGTAACGGTGCAACCTACTGCGCTTACACAGTCAAACAATGCGTTTTTACTCAACGGTGAAACTACTGTTAGTGATTTAACCGTTAAGGATTTTTATGCTCCAGGTTACGCATTTAGTTTTGCTCCTGGATTTACTGTATCTACCCGTAGTCCTTATGTACAAAATATAACAGTACTCACAAAAGGTAGTGTTACATCGCCAACTGATCCGAGAGGATTTGACGAAGGTGATGCAGGCGGCGGCGCCTATGTTGACGGTAGTCTGGCAACATCAGCTAGTAAAGAAGCTAGTATGTTGTTCCACAGTGTAACATTTATTACCCCGGGTGTAGATGCTCTAACAATGACCAACGGTGTTCGTGTAGAGTGGTTAAACTCGTTTACTTACTTTGCTAATAAAGGTCTATATGCAACAAACGGTACACTGGGGTTTGGCAGTTCTGTTGTAGGTTTTGACAGCATCGTAGGATTTTACGGACAAAACGGAGTTGTATTAACTGGCGATGGCTCTAAAACTGTCACCGTCAATGTTTCTCTTACTGGTCTAATTACTATTGTTAGCATAGACGTTGGTGCTGTATCCGGATATTATATATCAACTGGTGGCACAACCTGGGTTGTTACTTTAGGAAAGTTTGGCGCTGAACTACGTAGTATAGGATCTGCAAACGTCTATGGTAACTACGGCGCCGAAGCAGATGGTGCAAGTACACTAATGTACTTGATACAGCATAATTTTGCCTATATTGGAACTGGAAAAGATTTTAGTAATGATATATCGTTAGTAATTCAAGCCAACGAAACAGTAGAACTTAATAGCGGAAAAATATATTATCAAGGTTATAATAGAGGCAAGTGGAGAGTAGGCGACGCATTTAGTGTTGATCATGCAACTGGTATAATATCTATTAACGGAGTTTCAGTAAGTGCTGGAGGTGTTACATCGATTAATTTTCTTAACGGCACAGACGAAACAGTTATTAATTCTAGACAAGTAACTACCGGTAACGTTAAATTTAGCAATAATTTAATAACAACTTTATCGGGCCCAATTAATTTAGTCGGCGGCACCGGAGAGATTAACTTAAATGCTAACACATCTGTAACTGATAACTTAGATATTACTGGCAATCTCAACACTGACGGTACTCTAACTATTGGTAATGCATACATTGACATTGTTAGATTTGAAGCTCCTGTAGAATTTGATCTACGTCCCAAAACAGATGACGATTATACTCTAGGTGGTCCAACAAACAAACGTTGGGACTTTGTATACCTAGACACTTCGTACATCGGCAACTACAAATTAGAAAATGCTACTATCTCAACAGTAGCAGGCAGTGCTGACGTTGAGCTAAGAGCTGACGGTGCCGGAAGAATTTTTGTAAATCAAGACAATGCTGAATTTGATCAAGATTTAACAGTTGACGGTACAACTACTTTAAAAACTACAATAATAACCGGCGAGCTAACACAATACGGTGATTACTTACAAACAGGTAACACTCTACAAACTGGTAATAGAGAGATTACCAATACATTAGATGTAACTAACAACGTATATTTTGATAACATAAACATTGTTGACAATAGAATTCTTACCACAAATTCTAATGACAATTTAGAATTACGTGCAGTTGGTTCAGGCATTGTAGTGTTCAATGATAATACACAGTTTAGTCAAGCAGCCCTATTTGGTACATTAGAAACCAATGGACTAACCAACTCTGGAACGATTACATCAGACATTTTTACAGACGGTGATATAGAGATTAATGACAACTATATTACTACGACTGTGGGTAATAACGATCTTAGACTAGTCCCTAACGGCACAGGAAAAGTATCATTACCTTTAGATCCTGTAGCAATAACTCAAAAGTTAACTGTAGAAGACGATGCTATACTAAAAAATGTTGCAATCAACGGAGATCTAGATCACCTAGGTAATACTACGCAAACAGGTAACGTAGTTCAAACTGGAAACTTTGAGCTATCAACGGATCTAACAGTCACGGGAACCGATGCATTCTTTACAGATGTACGTATAATTAACAATCGTATTGCAACATCAACAGGAAGTAATAACTTAGAGCTACGTGCCAACGGCACTGCAATTATTAAAATTGCAGATAGTGCTGCTTTTGGACAACCACTAACTGTTAACGGCGTCACAACAACTTCTACAATTAGTGCTACAACTGGAACAATCACATCAGATATATTCTCAGATAGTGATATAGAAATTAACGACAATTATATCACAACCACTGTTGGAAATAACAATTTAATTTTAGCAGGTAGTACTACTGGCGGTCCTAAACTTGAACAAATTAAATTTAATGCAAGCACTATTAGTACAGAAACTACCAATCAAGGATTTACCTTAACAATTCCTAGTGGCAATCTTAATATTAACGCAGCCACTGCCTTAAAAGTTCCAGTTGGAACCACAATAGATCGTCCAACATTGACCCAAGGTGAGTTTAGATTTAACTCAACTGACAATTTATTTAGAGGATACAGTTCAGCTACAGTTAGTTTTGCAGGAGTATATTCTGCAGACAGACGGACTTCAGTGCTAGCGCACCCAACAAATAATACACTATTGTTTACTACTAATACCTTAAACAATATGACGGTTAGTGCATCTGGGTTAACTGTAAACTCACTCACTGTTGATAACAATACAACATTTGCAACTAACATAATTTCAACAGCAGTTACTAATAATGACTTGTTCTTAACTCCTAATGGTCTAGGCAAGGTAGTGATAGATGACATTTCATTATTAAGCAATGAAATTATTAACTCGGCCAATACCGCACTAGTCTTACAAAACACTGGAAGTGGATATGTAAGATTTGGAGGCACAGGTGGTATTGCACTACCTGCTGGTCCTACAGTAGTTGACACTACTGGAGTAGAACTAGGTGACCTTCGCTATAATACAGACTTGAGCATTCCAGAAATATTTAACGGAGTTGACTATGTTGGCTTTGTTTCAGAAAATGCCGCACTGCTCAGCGCAGACGAAGTCCAAGAGATTACCAATCTTTGGGCCCTTGTAATCGGTTAAAACCCAAAACAGCTAAATACAATTACTGTAAAAGTTGGCAAACTTTTACGATATTAAACTGTGGTAAACCCGCAATGCAAGGTGGTTAACCGTGAAACACGGGGTCTAAAGGAGCACTCATGAGCCAGCTTGGTCGTATTTCCGGTCAATTATTAAAAGACAACCTAACCCGCAACGGCCATGACTTAACGTTTGACAAGATTGTAGATGCTGATCCACTTGTAGCTAAAGACGGACTGCTTCATTTAGACGTTACTAACCGCAGAGTTGGTATTAATACTGAAACACCAGAATACGATTTAGACGTAGACGGTACAACAAGAACAACTGAGTTAGAAGTTACAACTCAAGCAGATATTGCTGACTTAACATTTACCACTGACACCATTACCAGCAATACTGGCATACTAAATCTAGCCAACGGCACCGGTGATCAGATTAATTATCAAGCAAAACTAGTAGTTGATAATGTTGAACTTGAAAATAATGTTATCTCAACTAACGCAGGCGCAAATTTAGAATTACGTCCAGATGGCACAGGCACGGTGGACATCTATGCAGACACTAATGTCTATGGTAATGTCTATGTAACAGGTAATATTCGTGCAGACGGCAACATTACTGTTGGTGATGCAAATACAGACAACATCACAATTAACGCTGATGTTAACAGCAATATTATTCCTGACGCTGATATTACATACCAATTAGGTAATGGCGGCACTGGCTATGTTGCAGATACAGAATTTACACTAGGTGACGTTGTAGTTACAGTAAGCGGATCAGGAACAATAGTAACATTATCAATCCCTGCAGCTGGCCCTACCTGGGTAGATACACTGACTGATAACGACATTGGTAAATCTTACCAATTAGCTATAGACGGTACACCGGGAAGCTACTCAGTAACCACATCAGGCGTATGGTCTGGCACAAATCCACAAGTAGTATCGACAACAAATGACGGTCTATTAGACGGCACGTATAATGTTAGCTCGATTAGGTTTGATCAAAAGCGTTGGGTAGACGTATGGGTTAAAAATTTATATACTGATGCTATTGTAACTGGAGACATCACAGTTGACAGCATTAATTTGAATTTAGTACAGGGTAAGATCTATTACGTTTCCACAAACGGTTCAGATACTAATGCAGGGCAGCATCAAAACGATCCGTTTGCCTCTGTTAAACATGCCTTAAGTATAGCTACTGCTGATGATACTGTTTACATCTATCCAGGTACTTATACTGAACAATTTCCCCTAACTGTCCCAACGGGAGTAGTAGTCAAGGGCACTGGCATTCGTTCAGTAAAAATTGTTCCTACTACAGCTACACGTTATAATGATGCGTTTTTACTTAATGGTGAAACAACTGTTGAAGACGTGACCATTGCAGATTACTTCAGCGGCGGAAACTATTTTGCAGTTACCTCAGCAGGCGTTGGCGAAACAGTAATGAATGTTGGCACTGCACCATTTGCTCACACATGGGTAAGTAGCGGAACTATTAATATTTCTGGTACAGCGTATAGTATCATTGCTGCTGTATACTCTCACACTACCGGAGTATTAACAGTAAATCATGTAGGCCCAGATGCAACCAGTGCAAGCCCCGTGTTCTTATCCGGACTAATATTCAGCTGCAATGGTGGCAATAGAGTGTTTCCAGATAATGGATATGCATTCCGTTTTGCAACAGACTTTGCAGTCTCTAGTCGTAGTCCATACATTCGAAATATTACAGTTCTAACCAAAGGCAGTGTAACTAGTTTATCAGACCCACTAGGTTACGATGCAGGAGATGCTGGTAAAGGCGCCTACATTGACGGTGCTTATGCAACATCTGTGAGCAAAGAAGCCAGCATGTTATTCCACTCTGCGACATTTATCTGTCCGGGTGTTGATGTAATTGTTGCTACTAACGGTGCTCGAGTAGAATGGTTAAATTCATTCACCTACTATGCAAATCGCAGCATGTATCTGTACAGCAGTGCAGACGGATTTGCTAGTGACGGTAAGACAAGAGTTAAGATCGTCAACACAACAGGCACCTGGGCAGTTGGTAATACATTAAGCTACTATGACACAGACGGTACAACGGTATTAGCCTCAGGTATTATTGAAAGTATCGACGGTGATTTTTACAATATTGATACTCGTGTATTAGGATTTGAACAAATACAAGACCGTGCTGGTAAGACAATAACAGTTCACGGCAATGCAAAACTTAGCACATCTGTTAAGAAATTTGGCACAGCAAGTTTAGCATTAGATGGTACTGGCGATTATCTTTCTGTTGCAAGCCAGCCTGACTTTGCTTTTCCGTCAACTATATCAAGAATTGCTAAAACAATTACTGCCAACGGTAATGCCGCAGTCAGCGCAACAGAAAGTAAGTTTGGCGGAAGCAGTATTGCGTTTGACGGCACAGGTGACTATCTCAGCATTGCTACAGATACAGATTATGGATTTGGCACAGGCGATTTTACTATTGAAGGCTGGTTCTATAAAACAGTAGTAGCTACACAATACTTGTTTGATACAAGAACAACTCTAAATGAAAATTCAATTGCCGTTCAGTCCAATGGTTCGGGAAGTTTAAGATTATTTGTAAATGGCGCATTTGTACTAACATCTAGTAATGCTCATACTAACAATGCTTGGAATCATCTTGCTATCTGTCGCGCTGGCGGCGTAACAAGATTCTTTATAAATGGTGTGGTATCTACTACTACCCACACTGACGCAACCAACTATGGAACTACTAAGCCTCTAGTAGTGGGTGCTCAATACAACGGTACAACAGCATTTGCTGGTTATATCGATGACTTTAGAGTAAGCAATACTGCAAGATATACTGCAACATTTACCCCTAGTGCTGTAGTATTCACTAACGACGTTAATACTAAATTATTAGTTCATGGAGATACAGACATCTCCGATGACGTTGGCGGAACAATAACTAGTTTTACAATTGAATCTTGGATTTATAATACTGGCGGCCAAAGTGCTGTCCAGGTAATTTTTGATTTTAGAACAGCAACTCCACAAGCAGCTCCATTTTTAAATATTCAAGCCGGCGGTAGCTTACTATATTTTGTAAACGGAGTGTCAGCTATATCAGGTGGAACCATAGCATTAAACACTTGGACACACGTTGCCGTTGCTAGAAACGGAACAAGCACTAAATTATTTGTTAACGGAACACAAGTTGGTAGTACATATACCGACATTACCAATTACATTCAATGTCCGCTAGTTATTGGCGCACGTTTTGATGGAACTCTTGGATTTAATGGCTACATTGATGACGTAAGAATTAGCAAAGGTGTAGCACGTTATACCACAACATTCCCAGTACCTACAGCACAGCTGACCGGCGACCTAAGCACAGTATTATTGATTACCTGCAACGGCACAAATAACAGTACTGCCATTGCAGACAACGGTATTACTCTACAAGACCTAAGAACATCAGCGGGCGGCACTGCTAGCATTATAGATTTTGCTGACTACTCAGACTTCGGCGTCGAGGTACGATCAATTGGTTCAGCTGCTGTCTACGGAAACTATGGTATCTACGGTGACGGTCCAGGCGTCATTGCCTACCTAATTGGACAGAACTTAGCCTACATTGGCAACGGTAAAGACACTACTAACGATCCTCTTACAGTTATACAGGCCAATGAAGTTGTTGAACTCGATGGTGCAAAGATTTTCTATAACAGTGTGGACCATAAAGGTGATTTCCGTATTGGAGATTTATTCTATGTTAACCAAGCCACTGGTGAAGTTAGCTTTACGAACTCAAATGTTACTATTGGCACAAGCCTAACATTTGATGACGGTAGCGGCAATATAACTTACTTAGACGCCACTAAGATCGAAACTGGTGATTTTAGAATCAGCGGTAATACGATTCAGACATTAACACAAGATTTTAATGTTGACGCTGCTAGCAATCAAATCAACCTACAGAGCAATGTAACAGTTACTGGTAACTTAGAAGTAACTGGCGATGTTACAGTTGGCGGCAATGTAACTATTGGTAATGAGTCAACTGATGTTGTAAGATTTGTTGCAGGTGTTGACAGTGATATTTTACCTGCACTGGACAGCCAGTATGATCTAGGTACTAGTACAGAGCGATGGAGTACACTGTATTCTACAACCTTAGTTAATGCTGATATTCAAATTAGTACTAATGTTATTACAACTACTAATTCTAATTTAGATCTAACTCTGCAAGCTAACGGCACTGGTAGAATTTACGTACCGTCTAATAATGTTGAGATTACTAACAATTTAACAGTTAACGGAACTACAAATCTAGCAACTACTAACATTGGTGTTGTTGGAACTCCCGCAACAGTTACACACGTCGGTGGAGTAACACAAACTGGAGACTTGTTCCAAACTGGTAACACTGAAATTACCGGCACACTAACAGTTGGATCAACTGCTCAGTTTGAAGATATTCAAATTGACAACAATATTATTACTACTACATTAGGTAATAACGATTTAGTACTAGAAGCTGCCGGCACAGGTAAAGTTATTGTTCCAGTAGACAATGCTGAAGTAACTGGAACCCTTACTGTAGTCGGAACAACTAGTACCACTACTATTAATAACACCGGAACAGTTACATCTGGTATTTTTAGCACCGGCAATATACGAATTACCACAAACAATATTACTACTACTGTAGCTGATACTGATCTTGTGCTAGAAGCTAGTGGCACCGGCAGAATTTATGTTCCCCTTAATGATGTTACTCTAGGTAAAACACTAACTGTTACAGGCTTAACTACGTTAGTTGATACTGACATTACTGGAACACTAACACACATTGGAGCCACAACAAGAACTGGCGATGTTACTCAAACAGGTAGTTATACGCTAAATGGAAACTTAACAGTTTCAAATATTGCACAATTTAAAGATGTTAATATTACCAACAATGTAATTACTACTACATTGACTAACAGTAATTTACAATTAGGTGCAGCAGGCACTGGTATTATTTCTGTACCAACTAACAATGTTACCATTGATAATAATCTAACAGTTACTGGTACTACTTTTACTGCTAATATTAACAACAGCGGCACAGTCACAGCTGGAACATTCAGCACTGGTAATATTAGTATCAATGGCAATACTATTCAGACCACTGTTGGCAGTAGCAACCTACAACTGCAAGCCGCCGGCACTGGTTATATTGTATTAGAACAATTTGACGTACAAGAAAATGAAATAAGAATTAATACCGGCTCTGACATGGTACTAACACCTAACGGCATTGGTATTGTCACAGTTAACTCTACACAAAGCATTAAATTACCAGTGGGTAATACTGCTGCTCGTCCAACAGGCGCTGCCGGTATGGTGCGATTTAATAGTCAACTGACTCGCTACGAAGGATACGACGGCACAAATTGGATTAGACTAGATGGCGTTGAAGATGCAGACGGCAATACAAAGATCACTGCTGAATTAACACCAGGTGCAAACGATAACACTATTCGTTTTTACACTAACAATACACAAGTTGCTGACCTAACGTCGACTAGATTGAATGTTATTAACGTAGATGTTGACGTAATAAACATTAATAACAATGTTATATCAACTACTACAACTGATACTAATTTAGTACTTGCACCAAATGGTACCGGGTCGTTGCGCACAGGTAATTTTTCTATCAACGGAAGTACAGTTACAAATACTGTAAATAACAGTATAACATATTTTAATCAAACTGGCGATGGATATGTTAAGATCAACAGCACCGGTGGATTTGTAATCCCGGCAGGATTAACAACTCAAAGACCTCCGTTGTTTGATGTTGGCATGATGAGATATAACACTGACCCAGGTAACTTCCGTGTTGAAGTATGGGATGGTGGCAACTGGGTTAATGCAGGACAAGCAGCAGGTGGCGGAGTAACACTTGCAGAAGCACAAGACATCGGAATTGTCAGTGCAATTATATTTGGATAAAGAACATGGCATCATTTTTTAGAAACAAGGTAGCTAAGGAAATAGGCACAACACCTGTAGAAGTATTGGCAACTTCAGGAGCCAATCGTATGACTATCATTGGGTTGAGTCTGGCAAATTTAACATCAGGGATTGTGTTAATTGACATCACATTAACTGACGATGCTAGTGTAACTGGTTACTATGCTAAACAAGTATTAGTGCCACCTAACTCAAGTTTGCGAGTAGTTAATGGCGGAGAAAAATTAATTTTATCAACCAATAATAGTTTAAGTATCACTGCAAATTTTGAAGATGCAATAGACGCAATTATTAGTTACGTAGAACTAATATAAGGAATTATTATGACATATTATATTGGACAAACTAGCGCACTAGCTGATGTGCTTGGAGAAGGAAATCCTAGGTACTTTTATGCAATTCGTCGAGACGATGACGGCCTATTATTCTTTGCTAAGATTGATCAACTTACTGATCTAGGAACTATTATAGTTAACAACTCAGGCCTAACAGAAGATGACTATACAGATTTTGAATATGGTGTAGATTTCTTTGACGGGCGACTAGCAGAAGATCACTCGAGACCATACAGCAACCTACAATGGGATCAATACCGCTGGGACAGCAAGAATGTATATTATTACATTAATACTGCTGGAGAATTTGTTGTGCGTATTAATCAAGCATACGTATATCCTCCAGAATTAATCGTAACCCCATAATTAATTAACGTGTAAATAGAGAACAAGGAATATAAAATGGCAGCAGAATTTAAAATTGGCAGACTACGATATACATGGAAAGGTGTATGGGCAACAGCAACTTTCTATAACAGGGATGCTGTCGCATCGTATAACGGTAAGACTTATGTGTGTATAGTACCGCATACCTCTGGCGATTTTTATGACGATTACGAAAATGTAGAACCAAGCGGAGAAATTAAACCTTACTGGGTAATAATGTTGGAAGGTACTAGCTGGAAAGGCGAATGGCAACCTAATACATTATATACTTTGGGCGCAATTGTATTATATGGCGGAAGCGTGTACAAGAGAATAGTAAACGGCCTGTCAGATGCAACATTTAATCCAGCTAGTTGGGAAGTTTACACAACTGTTAATAGTACATGGATTGGCAACTATTCTACTAATCAGTTTTATAAAGTTGGAGACACTGTTAAGTACGGTGGAATTGTTTATAGTTGTATAACACAGCATACTTCATCTAACTCTATAACATATCCTACATATAGTAATTGGGAAATTTTAGATGTTGGAATTGAATATAGGGGCACCTGGACATCTACTAATACATCATATAAGATCAATGACCTTGTTAAATACGGACCCGACTTATGGATCTCAAGACAAGATCATAGTTCGTCACTTCCATTTAATGCAACTATAGATCCGCTAAACACTACTGCAACTTGGCAATTATGGTTGCCCGGTATTGATTACAGTGCAGCCACTACATGGTCAGCAACAGTAGTATACCAACCAGGTAATACTGTCAAGTACGGTGGCTATTCTTATATAAATTTAATTGTTAATAATCTTAACATTGTACCATCTACCAACGTAGACGGACTAAATCCAGAATGGCAGTTATTGACTACTGGATATGATTTTAACGATGATTGGTTAAGTGGCGTTTCTTATAAAATTGGGTCAGTAGTACGCCGAGCCGGCAATCTGTTCGAAGCATTGCAAGATAATTTATCTCAAGATCCTACTGAGTTAATAACAACTACCACATATACCGAGTTAGGTAGTAGCGGAACAACGCTAATAGTCAACAACACTACTAACATCTTCCCTGGCATGATTATTTCAGGACAAGGATTTGATAAAGGTCAATTTGTTACATCAGTTGAGGATGGTACTACATTAATAATCAGTCAAGCCCCATATCCTACTTTAATAGACGGGCAATCATTGGCATTTTCCGGAGTTAACGGAAATTATTGGGTACCACTTGTACCTGGAACTCGATGGAGGAATCGATGGGCTGCTACTGAAAATTATGTTGTAGGTGATCTAGCTGTATGGGTTAATGTTACCTATAGATGTATTAAAACACACATATCTGAAATAACAAAACGCCCCGATATTAATTCTGGAATCTATTGGGTAGTTGAACTAAATCATGATTACTATAATGTACTGAATATTAAAGGTGACATAATTGTTAGCACTGACGGTACCAATAACGCACTTGCAATTGGATCTGAAGGATATTTGTTAAAATCAGTAACCGAAATCCCTACATGGGCAAACGTATTCCAGTCTCCTGCATTGTATTATGTTGCACCATCAGGCTCCGATGCCTTAACCAGTGGTGATACGTGGGATAATCCTTATAAAACAATTAAGTATGCCTGTGAGCGAATTGCCGCCGGAACACTAAATTCGTCAGCAACACTATTATTAAAACAAAATAAAACTTTTATAGTAGAAGAAACATACGGACCAGCAGTACAATCAATTACAACAACACCTCTCGACCTTATACAAACTAAAAGAGATATTAGATCTCTAGTCGATGCAATCACATATGATCTAGCAAGAGGCGGCAACAGTCAGACTGTTGCATTTACTCTTTCATTTTTTGACGAACAGTACAGCTATAAATTTATTACGCCCAGAGTTTCCTCTTCAATTACTGTTCTTATAACAGCCTTTAATCGAGTGTTTACACTAATCTCTGATATTTTAAATAATATAATAGTTGATCCAACGTTTCAAACAATTTATCCGCAGATAACAGGCACTGTTGCCGGACTATCCCAAGCCCTAACGTCAGTACAATCATTTCAAAACATAGTTATTACTGCTCTAATTAATGAAAATATCAACAGTATACCTGCTCGAAATCAAGGTCTTACTGCAACTTTAATGGTTAAGACCGGAGCCTACCATGAAGAATTACCAATTGTAATTCCCGCTAATACAGCACTTAATGGAGATGAACTCAGGGGTGTAATAGTTTACCCGAAGACAATTATTAATACTATTGCAACTAGATCATTTTCCGCAACAAATTTATTTAGAGTAAATACAACAGAAGGAATGATTAACAATACCGCAGTTCAGTTTGTATCAGTTAATCCAGTGTCCGGATTTAATACTGTATTCGGCGGAGTTGTTGCCGGAACAACTTATTATGTAATTGGCAGCTCCATCACAAGCACTCAATTTTCAGTAAGTGCAATTCCAGGCGGCCCTCCAGTTACGCTATCAAATGCTACTAGTCAAATGAAAGTATTTGGCGGCGATGCATTAAAGGACATGTTCCGTGTTCAAAATGGTTCAGGTATTAGAAACATGACATTATCTGGGCTGCTAGGCACACTTACAGCACCAAATTCATTTACTACACGTCGTCCGACTGGTGGAAGTTTTGTAAGTTTAGATCCCGGAACCGGCATAGCCGATACCACAGCTCATATTTACAGAAGAAGTCCATATATTCAAAATGTAACGACTTTTGGTACAGGATGTGTTGGTTTAAAAATCGACGGCAGCTTGCACGCCCTTGGCAACAAGTCTATAGTGTGTAACGACTTTACACAAATTGTAAGTGACGGAGTTGGTATATACTGCACTGGACCCGGCGCACTTTGCGAAGCAGTGTCAGTATTTTCATATTATGCATATGCTGGATACTTATCCGAAGCAGGCGGCCGTATACGTGCTACTAACGGCAACAGCTCATATGGTAACTTTGGAGTTATTGCTGAAGGATTTGATACTACTGAAATCCCATCAGTTGGCACGGTATTTAATAGATACTACGAAGCCAGTGCAACTCCTATTAGTGCATTGGGCGCAACTGCTAACATTTTGAAGCTTCAATACAGTCATGCTGGGCAGGAATATATAACATCAACAACTAACTTGCTACAATATAGTAATTCATTTACTAACTGGACAAGTGACGGTAATATTACCCTAATCCAGTCAATACTATCCCCGTTTGCTAATCAATCAGATGCATGGATTGCAACCGGTAATACCTCTGGAACTAACAGTAGCTATTTTTCAAAATCAATTACTATTGCACCATCGGGAGAAATATATACTAACATTGCTGGTATTAATATTACCGGCGGTGGCTTAGGAGCAACATTTGATATTATAGTAACTAGTACGCAATATACAGTGACTATTAACAATGGAGGTACTGGATATGTTGCAACAAATCAGATTCGTATACTTGGCTCTCAACTAGGCGGAATTTCCGGAGTTAATGATCTAATTATTACAGTTACTGAACTATCAGGAACTACTATTACGACAATTACCTCAATTGGAGTAGTACAGATTGGTAGTGTACAACCATATACTGCAAGCATTTTCTGCAAACAGGGCACATCAACTACGTTTGATCTTGTAGCTACCTTTAGTGGTTATTCTGCAGCATCGAGTAGTATCAGTTACAACTTTAACACAAATACTATAACTCCGGGTAGTGCAACAGGCGGCATGACTCCTGTTGTATTTTCTGCAACGCCTATATCAACTAATCCTGGATGGGTTAGATTATCATTTAGATTCTATGATGTATCCGGATTAAACAATACTCTTAAATTGACAATCTACCCAAGATCGCAACTAGGTAATAGCAGCTATACACTAATATACGGAGCACAGTTAGAATTAGGCACCCGCACCGGGTTTTATCAAGAAACAACTACTGGAAGATATACAGCGTATGCAAATTATGACGTTGTAGGAGCAGGATCCGGAGTTGATTTAGTTGCAGACGAAATTAGAGACCGTGGCATATATCAAACTCGTATATTAGAAGTTAACGGAGTTACCGGCGGAGTTGGACATAGACTATCTACTAATAATGCACAAGCAGGCACTGACTCAACAATTACTATTGCTGGTTCAGATATTGCCGGCCCTAAGGACTATCTTGGAATGCGAGTATTTGTTAATAGCGGCTTAGGAGCAGGCCAATATGGAGCAATTTCAGCGTTTGACGCAGAATTAAAAATTGCATCAGTATTAAAAGAATCTTTTACTCAATTAGAAATAACAACAAGTTCAAGTATTGGTAATATTTTTACGTTAGCACCAAGTGCTGATGTGTATTCATTATATAATAATCAACCAGTACAATTTGTTCCTACTACCTACGACACTATTGTAACATTGGTAGGACAAAGTTCAGTAGAGGCAACTAGTACAATAGGAGGTCAAACTAATACTATGTATGTGACCAGCACAGCGCAGCTGACTGTTAACATGCCGGTAACATTTTCAGGAATAACCTATGGTGGCGTAACTTCAAATTTCACATATTATATAATTGCAATCCTTAACGAAAATGAAATTCAATTAGGCTTAACAGTAGGCGGCATAGCTATCTTCTTAAATAATGATGACGGCAGCATGTCATTAAACTATCCGTCAAATACTGGGTATTTAGGTGCGCCGACTACTAATATGGATATAAATTTGCCAATATATTTTACAGGCGCAGTATTGTCAGAGATCGAAGCTAGTACTGATTATTTCATTAATGATGTCATTGACATTAATAATTTTACTATATCAGACACGTTAGTAACTCCTACTGCTACAAGCACCACAGCTATTAGTAATACCGTTACTGTAGATACAAGTGATACGTTAGTTCCGTTAAATCCTATTAAATTTGCAGGAACTGCATTCGGCTCAATCTTACCAAGCACTAAGTATTATATAAACCACATTGTTGACTCTACAAACATTACTATTTCTCTCGGTACATTAACTACTACTGCAACTGCTACTCAAAATGAAGGAGAGTTAATAACAGTTGGAGATACTACTGGATTTGCTATTGGAAATGCAATTAAATTTACAGGAACTACGTTCGGCGGTATTGTTAACGATCGAATATATTATATTTCGTACATTAATAACGCTACATCACTAATCGTTAGTTCATCGTCGTCGGCATTATCTATTACTGCAACTAATACATCAACTAGCATCAACATTAGTGGAACCGTCTACAATAATGTTTTAACATTGATATCATCGAGTAATTTAACACCAATGTATCCTGTAACATTTTCAGGGACTACATTTGGAAGTATCACAGCAGGTACTACGTATTTTATAAGTAGGATTTATGACTCAACTCGTATATCAATTACTAATTCGATTATTTCAGTAACTGCAATTGAAACATCAGCAACCTCTAACTTAATACATGTCGAGTCTACTGCCGGATTTGTTGCAGGCAACCCAATAATATTTGGAGGAGTATCATTTGGTGGTATAGTTTCAGGGCAATTATACTATATTTCTGCAGTTAACTCACCCACAGACTTTACAATTAGTACAACGCCAACTGGATCAGCAGTGGTATTAACGGCCGGCACCGGAAGTATTACAGCAAGAACTCCTGCAGTAAATACTACAGTAACTACAGCAACTGGTTCGATGATTGGAACTACTAGGGCTAGTGCTAGTCCAGTATTATTAACTTCTGCAATTGGGCTGTGTATTGTTAGGACAACCAGCTCAACAATCACTTTATCAACTGCTACGGGCCTATTAACCGGTACATCAACTACCGTAAAGAAACAATTCACTAGTGATGCAGGCTCTATGGTAGGTACTTTTAGTGTACCTATACTTGGTGGTATTACTCAAGGAATCACCTACTACGTCCGTACTATTACACCGGGTGTATCAAATACATTTACAATAACAGCTACAAGTGGCGGCGGGACTAATGTAACACTAACAGATACAGTAGGTTCTATGAAGATAGGGCAGATAGGCTGGGATCATATAAATCCAGGAACACCATTAGTAGCATCGTTTGACTCCACATCTGTGTACAGTATTGAGCCACGAATTATATATTCTAAACCCAATTTTACATCAACTAGCTCATTAGCTACTACACAAGCAGTTGGGGTTTCTTATGTTGATATAGGATACGGCGGCGGTAAATTTACCGGACTTGCTAATGCTGATTCGACATTAACAGTTAGTGAAGATGGAGTACTATGGACACCACAATCATTACCATCTTCTGCAACATGGTCTAGTATTGCTTACGGAAGCAGTTATTGGGTGATTATATCATCCGGGGGTAGTGGTATTTCTGGCTCTAAAGTATTATACTCAAATAGCAATTTAGCAACATGGAAAACATCCTACTTGCCAAGTATTGGAAATTGGAGTAAAGTAGCGTACGGAAACGGAAAATTTGTTGCTATCACAAGCAATTCTGCAAGTTCGTCGTACTCATTAAATTTTGGCGCTACTTGGGTAGCAGGCACAGGATTACCTAATACTACATGGTCAGGACTAACATATGGCGCTGGCACATTTGTTGCAGTAGCAACAGGCGGAACTCAGGCTGCAAGAAGTACTGATGGAATTACATGGGCATCTAGCACATTACCTAATTCAACTGCATGGTCGGGCGTTGCGTATGGAAACGGAAGATTCGTTGCAGTGTCATCAACTTTATCTAAAGCAGCATATAGCCTAGATGGGATTACATGGAGTCAATCATTATACAGTGTGCTCGGAACTAATATTGCCTATGGAAACGGAGTATTTATTTTAGCAGGAGATGACCCATTTTGTTATACAAGCGAAGATGGAATTGTATGGACCAAAACAGCAGTCGTTCCGGGTGTTGGACGAATGGTGTATGGATTATATGGTGTAAACGGAAGATTTGCATCAGTTAGTGGCCAGGATACGGCAATGGTAATTACTGCAGGCAGTCAGACTAAAGCAAGAGCCAGTGTTGCTGGTGGAAAAATTATAGAGATTAACGAATGGGATCCAGGTTCAAATTATATAAATTCCCCAACAGTAACCATAGTCGATGCTAATGCTACAGTTTTAACAGCAACGTCGCCACTACTTGGCTCTGGTGTATTAGGAAATCCTACATTTATTAATCGAGGCACAGGATATAATACTAATACTACTACTATTACAATTACAGGAGATGGGTATGCTGAACGTTTTCAAACTGGTCTAGGAATCATTATTAGCAATTTGATAGTATTGCCAGTAGCCGGTGATAATCTTGCAATCGCTGGGAACGACACAATCTATAAAGTAACGTCTGCAACACTATTAGATGGATCAATTACTCCAAACATTATTGCTGAAGTATTTGTGTCACCTGAAATAACAGTTGGCTTATCACCTAATCAGGGAGTGCCTGTATCAATCAGGACAAAATACAGTCAAGTACGATTAACTAATCATGACTACTTGAACATTGGATACGGAAACTTTGAAGAATCAAATTATCCATTGCTACCAGCAAGCACAGTATTGTCGCAAGAGAATGAGGCAGTTGATGCTAACTATGGCCGTGTGTTTTATTCTTCAACAGACCAAGACGGTAACTTCCGAGTTGGTAAACTATTTGCGGTTGAGCAGGCTACTGGTATTATTACGCTAAGTGCTAGTCAATTTGGACTAAGCGGACTAAATGAACTTAAAATTGGTGGCGTTGCAGTCGGCGGCAACAGTGTTATTATTACACAGTTTAGTACAGACTCTACGTTTGTTGCAAATTCTAATAGCATTGTGCCAACACAAAAAGCAATTAAGGCATACTTAGGTGCAAAATTAACACAGGGTGGATCTAATACATTTACCGGGCAATTAATTGCTGGTACTGTGTTAGTCGGCGGACCTGATAAGATTGCCAGTACTATTGTTGAAGGTAACGATGGATGGCATATAAACATGCCAAATACAGTCGATGTAACGGGTGTAAATGACGGGAACGGCGGCGGCGCTGGCGGCTGGGATGGCGACGGAATGGCAATGGCATTCTTTCAAATGTCCTTTGCCCCAGGAAGTGCTGATCAATAAAATTGAAATATTAAACTAAGATAAATATAATGTAAAAGGACGAAAGCAAATGGCTGAATTTAAACTAGGTAGAATTAGATTTGTATGGAAAGGTCAGTGGACCGTTGGAACTCCATATCTAATAGATGACGTGGTAAGCAACGGCGGAAAGAGTTATATTTGTGTTGTAAATCACACTGCTTCTAGTCTTTTCGATACTGATTTGGACTATCCAGGAGTACCAAGATGGGAAATTGTCGCCGACGGAACACAATGGAATGGCAACTGGGAACCAGAGACATATTACAATCCGGGTGCAGTTGTCAAATACGGTGCATTAGTTTATATTTGTAAAACTGGTCACACATCGGCTACATATGTAGCACCTACTTATTTGGGACTAGAAGACGATCAAGTAAACTGGGAATTGTTTGCTACTTCATTTAGCTGGGAAGGCACTTGGACAACTGCTACTCGATATAGACTTAATGATTTTGTAGTTTACGGCGGCACTACCTATGTATGTAATACTCCGCATATTTCTGCTGCAATCTCAGCAAGCATAACGGCAACTAATTTTACAGTCCTTGCCGGAACTGCTACCCTAACATTTGCATCAAAAGTAGTTGCACCATATGCTGTAGGAGCAACAATTACCTTAGCAGGCTTTAGTCCAGCAGCTACTACTTCTCCAGCAAATAATATTAATACAACCTTTACTGTATTAACCTGCACTACAACCCAATTAACATTTGCGCTAACAGGTACATATACTAATTCGGTATTAGGTACTGTATCCGGAACAAGCCAGTTGGGATTAGAACTTGACGCAGCAAAATGGGATACGTTTAATCAAGGAATTACCTATCTAGGAGATTGGAATTCTGCAAGCCTTCCAGGCGGAGCCAATGTTAGATATAAGCAAAACGATATTGTAAAATGGGGAGCAGATCTATGGATCTGTATAACCCCACATACGTCAACCGGAGCAACAATAGACACTAGTAAGTTTAGTGTGTTTGTTAATGGATTCCAATTTGAAAATAGTTGGAATAATTCAACAGTATATCAAATAGGAGATACAATAACGTACGGCGGCTATTCGTATATTGCTAAAACAAATCATACCAACAAACAACCAACTAGTAATCCTAGTGACTGGGCTGTATTTACTACGGGTATTAATTTTGTAGGTGAATATGATGAAACTACTAATTATCGAGTTGGCGATCTTATTCGTAACGGTGCATACACATATATTGCTAGACTTGATAGTTTAGCGCAAACCCCTGTATCAGCAACTACTTACTGGGCAAGATTGAATAGTGGATTACGCTGGACTAACACACCTGAAACTTATCTAGCAGTTGATTCAGTTGCTGTGTTACCCGGAGTAGGTAGCGGTGCTAAATTTGATGTTACTCGCACTGGCACTGTGTATAATGTTACGCTAACTTCAGGACAGGCTGGAATAAATTATGCGGCTCTTGATCGAATTAAAATTCTTGGCAGCAACCTCGGCGGCATTAGTCCAGCCAATGATATTACAATTACTGTTGTAACAGTTTCAACTAGCGCAGTTGCAACATTTACAGCATCTGGTCGATCAGTAACCTGGACAGTTGACACAGATTACTTATTAGGCGACACTGCATCATTTGGTGCGAATAGTTATATCTGCATTGATGCACATACTTCAAGTTCACTAAACAGACCAGATGCTGACGCACAGGGAGACTATTGGAATCTGTTAACAGCTGGTTCAGAATATAATATTCTTACAACCACAGGTGATCTAGTATACTACGGCGACAACGGCCCTGAAAGACTGCCGGTTGGAACAAACGGCCAAGTGTTACGAAGCCAAGACGGCGTTCCAGTCTGGGCCAACTACGGATTAATTAATAACTTAGTGTTTGTAGGACCATTGGGCCGAGATGTTGCTTACCCTGATGCTGGCTCAACGATTGACCAACCTTGGAAAAGTGTAAGGTATGCAGCTAAACAAGTTGAAGAAGGATACTTAAATCCGCAAGCTAAGATGCTGTTAGTTAAAAACAAACAGTTTATGATGAAAGAAATTACCAACTGGGTAAATTATACTTATACTGTTAGAATTTCAGCCGCTGATTCCTTAGACGACATATTCACCTGTATCACTACTGTTAATCTAGTAGTAAATATGCCTATTAGTTTTACTGGAACAATTGGAGGAGTTACAGCAGGTGTAACTTATTATGTTAAAACTATTGTTAACGGTACAACATTTACAATTTCAGACTTGTCTGGAGGTACATTACGTCAGTTAACTACCGGCTCGGGCACAATGACTGGATCATTGGTGTATGACTATGCGTTCTGCGAACGAGATACTGGATTAATTGTTGACGCATTAATTCATGATATTACACACGGAGGCACCGGCAAAATTACTGCTGCCGCAAAAGCATACTATACTGCCGCAGGTAACGCTTACATTAATAACAATTTTGGTGCACAAACTACACAAACCGTTGCAGCATACACTTATCTAAGTACCCTAGTAGAAAAAATCCTTGGCAATATTGCTTGGAGAAATTACCAAGCAATGAATGGAATTACATCAGGTGTAATTCAAATAGTTGATACTTCATTTACTGCCGAAGCAGGCACTTCTATCACAGCAGCTGAATTACTGTCAATTATTACAAACGGCATTCTTGCAGGGTCAGTAACCGCTATACCTGTTGCAATTTATCCTAATACTACTATTTCAGTTAAAACTGGAACGTTCACAGAAGTGCTACCAATTGTGATTTCTCCATATACTGCGGTAGTAGGAGATGAATTACGTAGTTCAGTTATTCAACCAGCTACTGCAAATCCATTGTTAGCTACTGATAAAGCAAAAACTACATCAGCATTGAATCGTATTGCCTCAGTAGCCGGCGATATTGTGCAAAACATCGTAGTAACTCCTACAGTAGGAAATACTGAAACACAATATTATGTCGGCGGATATGCGGGTAGTGGAACAACATCAACTGCTGTTGGAGCAAAAACTACTGTTATATCAACAATTTTATCAGGCGGCCTTGGCTCAGTTCCATCAACTGTAATTTCAGATCCTGCCGGATATGATGCTGGATATTTAAATGCACGTAGATTAGTTGTAGCTAACAAGGCATTCTTACAAGCAGAAATTAGTGCATGGATTAATGTACAAATAGCAGGTAATATTGCTCCGTTTGTTGGATTCACTTATGGTGGCACTGATCAAACAAACTGTGAACGAGATGTAGGGTATATTGTCGATGCTCTACGATACGATTTAACCTATGGCGGGAACTTGGAAACTATTGTAGCTGCTCGAGCATACTATTCTTATGGATCATATGTTGGTGACTCTGCTTCAAAGCTTCGTGCGTTAGCAGTACAAAATCGTATTAAGAGTATCATTGATAATATTGCCGTCGGAGATAATTCAGGCTGGACTAAGTCTGTAGGCAATGCACTTAACCAGGATGATTCGTTACCACACGGATCTGTACCAGCGGGCGCATTTGCACAAGCACGTATCCAAGAAATATACAATACAATTGACACAGGGGTAACTCCAGATACAATTGAACCTCCGACTAGTTGGGTTAGCAATGATCTTGTTCTAGCTAAAATAGCAATTACAAATTTAAAGGCTGGCATACAAGCTGGAGCAATTGAGTACATTAGTACAAAGTATCCAACATTAACATACAACACAGTCACTTGTTCTCGAGATGTTGGCTATATGGTTGATGCTGTAGCATACGATGTAATGTTTGGTAGTAATTTTAGATCTATTACGGCTGGTAGAAGTTACTATAGAGCAACAGCATCTGCACAGTATGTAATTGCAAACCAACTAGCAGCGACATTAGATACTATAACATATATTGACACAGCGATTAGACAAATAACAACCGGTCAATCTGGCTCAGTTGGTAGCACATTAGCTGTTTCGAGAGTAGAGACTAGTGCCAATACTATGTATGATATTATTGCTAGCGGGTTAGGATCTATACCAACACTAGTATTACCAACACCAACTGGCGGCACCGGCAATGCATATGACAGCAATTATTTAAATGCCCGACAACAAATTGTAGAAAACTACGCATTCATCAAAGCTGAAATTGCTCAATATCTAAATGTTAACTATAATGCTGTTTGGGTAGCACTTGGTGCAACTGGCCAGGCAGGATGTGCTCGAGATATTGGCTACATCTTAGACGGAGTACGCTATGATATTACCTACGGTGGTAACTTACAATCACTAATTGTAGGTAGTGCATACTATTCAAATTACGTTTTAGCTATTGGGTCTGGTGAGCTTACTGCAACAGTTGCGGCCTACACTAGAATTAAAACAATCGTTGGACAAATTGCACAACGTCAAACAGTAACACCTACTGTGGGTTATAGTGGTCCTTCACAATATTTAGGCGGTACCGGTGACCTAGTAGGTACCGCTGCAACCTTTGCTCAAGATCGGGTACAAGACGTTATTGATTGGGTTAGCAACGGTTACGCTAATGCAACTATTACGCCAAGTATTGCTTGGGCTAGTTCTGCACTACAAACAGCATTTGCAGAAGTTCAAGCAAAGAGATCTGAGATACAAGCTGATACGCTATGGTGGGTCTACAAGAATTATCAAAACTTAAACTTTAATGCTGATTTATGTTCTAGAGACGCGGGCTATATTGTTGATGCGCTAAGTTATGACTTAGTATTTGGCAGTAACTTTGCTGCAATCACAGCAGGAAGAAGTTATCAACGTGCAACACCGTCGGCCCAAGTGGTAGCAACAGTACAGCGGCAAGCTGAATTAGGTTCAGTTAATTTTATCAAATATAAAGTTAAGCATATTGCAGCCTCGGGCGCAGTAGCACAGATTAATGCAATTGTTTCTGATGTGACTGGATTTATTAATGGCGGAGCAATTCCTCGAGTACAATGGACTAATCCATCAACGATTACCAGTGCATATGCTGCTGCGACCGTATTGTTAAGAGACAATGCACCATTTATTCAAGCAGAAATCACAGCATGGATCAATGTACAAATTGCGGCCAACGCTTCTGGATTTGTTGGATTACAATTCAGCAGATCAGCTTGCGAAAGAGATGTAGGTTTAATTATTGAAGCACTAGTATACGATTTAACCTATGGTTACGGTGTTGGTAATATTGGTAAAATTGCTACACTGATTGCAGGTAAAGCATATTACTCTGCACTAACAAGCGTATTACAAATAGATTCAGGCGACTCAACAGCTACAATTGCAGCTTATAACAGATTAAAGGCTGTTGCACAGAGTGTAGTTCAAGACACCGCAGTAACTCCAAGTGCAGGTAATTCTGTATCTCAAGTAAGAGCAGTTACCGGCCAGACAGTTGGGTCAGTTGCTACTGCTACATCTGTAGGCACATTGGTTGATGTTATCACCAATATAATTACCAACGGTCTTACAACCGGTGTTCCTCAGATAACTATTTCTGCGGTTGCTGGCGGCACAACATTTACTAGCGGAACACATAACCTTGCAGTAGGAGATGTTGTTATACCACAATCTACTCCAACTACAGGTAACGGTGGATTTGGCCTAGTTAGCGGAACAAGATACTATGTTGCATCTACACCGTTAGGCACAACATTTACATTGGCTGCATATCAAGGCGGTGCCGCAATTACTACCTTTACTAACGGTACAGGATTAACTATCGCTGCTGAGATTAACAACTTACCAAGTACAAGTTGGGTATCTGCATCTTTAGTTACTTTACGTAATGCATTACAATCAAATAAAGCAACTATTAAAAATCAGATTACACAATATATTGCTACTAACTATACTACGTTAGTATACAATTCTTCAACATGTGAAAGAGACGTTGGCTTGATTGTTGACTACATTGCCTACGATATGATGTTTGACAGTAACTATCTAACAATAACCTCAGCAAGAAGCTATTTTAGAGCCCAGGCCTCGCTAGTAGTTGGAGCACAAAAAACAGCAACTGTTGCATCTTATAGATATCTAAAAACTTTATTACTAACAGTTGTAGCTAATGATGCTACAGCAACTCGAAAAATTAAAGTGCTGATGGATATCATTATCAACACAATGTTAAATGGTATAGGTTCTACATCAGAAGTAACTGGTACCATAACTTATAAAAATAATATTGGATTGTATAACGCAGCAGAGTCTCTAAGATTGAATAAAGAATTCTTAGCAAGCGAAGCTACGTCATGGATTAGTGCAAACTTTGGCGGAACTGTGACAACAACTACTGCAACTACTAACCTGTTTACTACTAGCTCAGCGCACAATCTAATAGTAAGCGACCCTATTAGATTCACTGGGTCTATTATTACAAGTAGCGGAGTAACGCAGAATACTACATATTATGTATTAACAACACCTTCTGCTACTACGTTTACACTAAGTACATCACAAACTCTTCCTATTCCAGTTGACGTAACTGCTAACGGAAGCGGCTCAATGACTGTAAATTATGCGTTTGATGTAACTTCTTGTAAGAGAGACATGAAAGAATACATCGATGGTATCATCTATGATTTAAGTTATACTGGTAACTATCGTTCATTACGTGCTGCAGAATTGTATAACAACGCAGTAAGCGGATCGACACTCGCTAATATGTTCTATGTTAGCAACGGTACAGGTTTAAGAAACTGTACATTAACCGGATTAAACGGAACACTAACAGAAGAAAATGAATACGGAACTAAACGACCAACTGCAGGCGCATATGTTGCATTAAATCCAGGATTTGGCCCAAATGATAGCAATGTATGGGTTCAAACAAGATCACACTATTCACAAAACGTTACTATGTTTGGTACCGGATGTAGTGGTGCTAAGATTGACGGCGCAATACATGCCGGTGGCAATCGAAGCATGGTTAAAAACGACTTTACAACAATTCTAAGCGACGGATTGGGCGTATGGGTTACGGGTGCTAATTCATTAACTGAATTAGTTTCAGTGTTTAACTACTACGGATATGCAGGGTACTTAGCAGAGCTAGGCGGTCGTATCCGTGCTACTAATGGTAACAGCTCATATGGTACGTACGGTACCATAGCTGAAGGAACTGACACTTACGAACAACCAATTTTTGCAGTCGTTGACAATAGACAACAAGATGCAGTTATAAGCAATGTTGTAGTAAATGGTGTTTTAGGGACAATTCTTCGTGTAGAGTACTCTAATGCCGGCGTTAATCATACTAATGCAGATATTGGAATTAGTGGCGATGGCATTAATGTAGTAACAATCACTAACGAATTCCGTGATGGTGGTGTATTCAATACTAGAATTTTTGATCCTAATGATGGTAGTGCTACAGCAGACTATCCAGGGTATGGCGGATCAAACTATGTAAATGCTATTAATGCTGCACAGGGTGGTTCTCTAGGTGAGTTAACTATTGCTAACTCTGATGTTGCATTAGCAACCGCATATCCTACTATGAGAATTATGATAACTGCTGGTACAGGTGTTGGTCAATATGCTAATATCTTAGATTACAACAACGGTACCAAACTAGTAAAAATTTATAAAGATAGTTTTGCTACGTTAACTGTTACTGGCACTGCTGTTACCAACAATCTTTTAACGGTTGCAAGTACTGCTACATTATTTGCAGGAATGTCAATTTACTTAGGCACAACAGTTAACGGACTAACTGATAACACTTTGTATTACGTCAGAACTGCTAACTTCTCTAGTACGCAATTCTCTGTAAGTTTAACAGGCGCTGCAGGAACCGCAGTAACTATTACTACAACTACTGCTAGCGGATTAACTATTCCGTTGTACGCCGCAGGATGGGATCATGCTGTTCCAGGAACAACAGTTTCTAATGCAATTGACTTAACTTCTAGTTATATTATCGAACCGCGTATTAGCTATACTGCTCCTGGATATACTGCAACTACAAGAACAGTACCTGCTAATACATACATTGGCTCAACATTTGGTAATAATAAATTTGTTGCAATTGGCAACACTGGCACTGCTACAGCCTATAGCCTAGATGGAAAAACATGGGCATCGGGCGGAGTATTGCCAGTCAGTGCCAACTGGGGAGATGTTATCTTTGGTGGCGGATCTGGTGTAGTAGCTTCGATCACAGTAGGTGGTTTAGGCGGTGTCGGAGCAATCTTAACACCTATTATGGGAACTGCTAACAGCATTGGACTGCCGGGCGCTGACCAAGTAGTCGGAGTCACTATTGTCGACGGTGGCCGAAACTATACAACTGCTCCAACAATTGTGTTTACTCCAACAAATGGCGGCCTGGGGGCAGTTGCAGTGTGTACTGTGTTAAATGGAAAAATTGATGCAATCTATATTGATAACGTAGGTTATCCAGGCACTAGTAACGGTTCAGGTTATAATTCTCCTCCTATTGTAACTGCAGATTCTAGTAAAATTACTAAGATGATAACAAGCCAGTGGGGAAGAAACTATACAACTCCGCCAACTGTTACAGTAAGCGCACCAGTCAGTGCTACTGCATGGTCTAGTGGTGATGCCGCAACCAGCGGCAATTACTATTCTCATGCTAACGTAGTTGGTTTAGTAACAACAACTAACTACTACCAAGCAGGTGCCACAGGCACGTTTGGCTCAGTAGCACCTACATTCCAAACAGGAACTGGCGCAAGCGGAACATACGGTGTTGCATTAACTTATGTAGGAACCTTAGCAACTGGAACTGCTGTTTTGACTAATTCTGGCGTAAGCAGCATAACTATAACAGAACCGGGGCAGGGTTATACAAGTACACCTACAATTTCTGTAGTAGATACTTCTGCTAAGTTTGTTGCAATTTCAGGCAGCGGATCAGTTGATGCTGCATATTTGCTAGCTAGCTCAGCTAACACCGCATCATGGACAGCAGGCAATAATTTACCTACATCTACTATGACAGGAATTGCATATGGAGTTCTTAACGGAGTTAGCACATATGTAGTAGTAGGCGGAACCGGATCTAGTTCAGCAGCTTCTAGTGTAACTGGAATATCTTGGACTACACGTTCATTGCCAACATTAGGATCTGGTAACTACTCAGCAGTGGCTTTTGGTAACGGACAGTTTGTAGCAATATCAACAGGTTCTACCCTAGCAACCGCAACAAGCACAAACGGCACTACATGGGTAGCCGGAGGTAACTTGCCATCAGGATTTACTACTGGTACAAGCATTACCTACGGTAATGGACGTTTTGTAGCAATTTGTTCAGCATCTGGAACAGCAACTGCCTACAGTATTGACAACGGTACTACATGGAGAAGCTACGGTGTTGGATTACCATCTACACAGACATGGTCCAAAATTAAATATGGTCAAGGACAATTTATAGCAATTGCTACAGGTAGTACAGTATGTGCTACAAGCCCAGACGGTATCAACTGGACACTACGTACTAT